GGGCAAAGATTCTAATGCCAATTGGTGTACTTCGGAACTTTGAATGTAATTGATAATCGCCTGTAATTTTTTACTTTTTGGATTTTGATTTTGAATCAACCAACGATAATAAAATGCATTATTTTCTTGACCAACATGCTGCTTTTCCCCTTGCGGTACCCAAACTTCGTTATTGAGTTCGTTTGTAATGGTTGAATAATCATAATCCAATGTAAGTTTTATGTCAGATAGGAAAAATCTGTTCTCTGTAAATTGAAGGCGCATTGAATATTTATTGGGTTAAAATGAATGAATTTAAGTTTGTATATTTGCATTAAATAGTATATACTATCAATTTTAATCAGGAGAATCAAATGGGTTCAAGAATGTTCAGTGCAGAACAAAAAGCAAAACTTACTCAAATTATCAACGAAGGCATGACAATCATGCAAGAAGTAGAAGATCTAAATGCCGGGTTGTCTGATACAATTAAAGCTGTAGCTGAAGAAATGGAAATTAAACCATCTATACTTAAAAAAGCTATCCGTGTTGCATTTAAATCTAAACTAGGTGACGAAAATGCCGACCACGAGGAACTGAATACCATTCTAGAAACGGTCGGAAAAACTTTATGATAGATACTCGGTGTATATTAGCCGAGACCAGTTTAAGCTTGCATAATGGCGGGCACGTAAGTATATGCAACGGAAGTAGGCAAATGTTTGCCGACGGCAACGGCGATCTAATTACCTTGGACAAGCATTCATTGGAACATGCATGGTCAAGTCCTACTAGAAAAGAAATTGTGCGGTCTTTAGCCAACAATATCAAACATGAAAATTGTTTAGATTGTTGGCTTAAAGAAGAAGCAGGTTTTCCTAGCATGCGAAAAATTCATAATCAGAATCTGGCAATAGATAGTCGCTTGGATTCACAACCACAAGTTTTGATTTTAAAACCTGGTAACGTTTGTAATTTAGGCTGTAGGCATTGTGATTCTTCTGTGAGTAGCGGATGGTATCAGGATGATTTTCAATCAAACCATAAAGATTTAGATTACGAAGAGTATTTAGAAAAATTTGAAGTAACTAGAAATAGTTATTCAATTGATAATGCCAATTGGAATGTAATAAAAGATTGGAGTAAAAATGTAGTTTATTGGGATTTGTATGGTGCTGAGCCATTGCTTATTAAACCATTATTAGATGCATTGTATGAACCAGTTCAATCAGGTACTGCCGATAAACAAAGTATTCATATAAACACTAACGGTACGATTTGGCGAGAAGAATTTGTAGATTTATTTAAAAATTTTAAATCAGTTAATCTTGACATAAGTGTTGATGGCATCAATGAGCGATTTGATTATTTACGTTATCCAGCTAAGTTCAATGATGTATTAAATAATATATTAAAATATCAAAAGTTAAGCAATAATATTCCATCAATTAAGACATCAGTTACAGTTACAGTAAGTATTTTTAATGTATTGGATCTTGATAAAATTTTAAAGTTCTTTAACGATTTGCAAATTAACTGTAGCTTCAATCTCTTGCATAATCCAGAATATTATAATCTGCGTATCTTACCTACCACTGCAAAGTTGGCAGTTAAAAATCATTTACTTAAAAAATTTAATCATCCACTTAAAAGACCCATAATGGAGTTCGTTGATCTCGAAATAGATACAGAGAATTCAATAGAAAATTTTTTTGCAATTACAAATAAAATAGATAATCTTCGTAACCAATCTTTTAAAAACACATTTCCTGAAATGTTTAACCTTATAAAAATGCATGAATGATACAATAGTAAAAATATTTGATTGGATAGCCGAAGATTGGCACAGTAATAAGATAAGATTTTTTATTGAAATACTTGCATGGGCATGTAGTGTTGGTTGTGCATTAACTTTTGCACTCACAGTCCCAAATCCTCCTTTATTTTGGTTATATCCGTTCTGGATAGGCGGTTGTTTATTATATTCTTGGGCCGCATGGACCAGAAAAAGTTTTGGTATGCTATTGAATTATCTTTTAATCACTGGCATAGATTGCATAGGATTAATTAGATTACTTGTATGAGTCAAACACTTTGCCCTTTACCCTTTAGCCACCAACATGTACAGCCCAATGGTGAAATAAGATTCTGTTGTGCTTCGCGACCGGATTCAAATAAAAGATTAGACAACGAAACATACAATGTCAATCAAGATACGCTTAAAGATGCATGGAATAGTGAATCTATAAAAAAATTAAGATTAGAGTTAATCAACGGAGAAACTCCAGAAGCTTGCCAATATTGTTGGGAAAGAGAGAGCGAAGACCATACTAAAGGTACCAGTATGCGAATTGATTTCTTAGATAGGATTCCTATTAACACAATTTCTGACAGAATTGAATTTGCTAAAAACAATGATGGATATCTAAATGATTATCCTTTTGATTTTCAAATCATGTCAGGCAATCTTTGTAATTTAAGTTGTAAAATGTGTACTCCGCAGTACAGTACGTCTTGGTCTAAATTTTACTCCAATCAAGGAGTATCTAATTTTAATGAAATCAAGTTTTCAAAAAACTATCAACCAAACAGTGTAGAAGAAAAACATTTTAACAAAACTTATGATTGGCCTAACACCAATCCTTTAAACACAATTCTTAAAGATTATTTTGATGATATTCGCTCTATCTTTTTGATTGGTGGAGAACCTACTATAATTGATGGTACGTTTGATTTTTTACAACACATGATAGATTTAAAGTATCAAAATAAATTATATCCATGGATAAGCACAAACTGTACCAACATCAATCAAAGACTTATAAACTTGCTAGATCAATTTAATCGTACAGGTATGAACTTAAGTTTGGATGGTATGGATGACATAGCTTACCTTCAAAGAACTCCGTCAAATTGGAATCAGATACAAACAAACGTTGACAAATTAATGGATTGGGCGCATACAAGGAAAAAAACAAAATTTACAAACCTTAATGTGCATTCTGTAGTCACTAGCCTTAATTTACATCATATAGGTAGTTTTTGGAAATATTTAATTGATAGGTATTCAAACAAAGATTTTACAATAAGTTTTATGCCTGTTCTCGAACAATACGACAACTTTAGTATATCAATTGTACCATCAGAACAAGCAAAAAATATTTTACAGGATACTAAAAATCTTGCCTTATCTATTCCTGACAAATATAAAACCGTTTTTGAAAAACTAATTTACACTATAGAGACTACTGAGTTTAGCCCAAGTTACGAAGCTATACAGTACCAGTTAGATCAGTTACAAAACTTTCATCCTGACAAAGAAATCAAAAAAATCTATAGCATTTATTACAATGATAGTTTATAATTAACTATGAGTTATGTTGACGCACTATATGATCGTAACCAGGATCGTATCCACATTGTGGAACGTGTTCGGGGAGAACGCATATACAAAGAATATCCAGCCAATTACATCTTTTACTATGATGATTCACGTGGTAAGTTCCGTACTGTCTACGGTACTCCTGTTGCTAGGTTTTCAAGTCGTTCTAATAAGGAATTTCAAAAAGAACTACGTATTAATAGCAACAAACGGCTTTGGGAATCGGATATCAATCCTGTATTCAGATGTCTCGAAGAACACTATCTGGGCGTAGAATCACCAAAATTACAAACTGCGTTTTTTGACATTGAGGTCGATTTTGATCCAGTAAGAGGATTCAGTAGACCCGAAGATCCGTTTAATCCAATTACTAGTATTTCAGTTTATCTTGACTGGTTAGATAAATTGGTTACCTTGGTCGTTCCTCCTAAAAGTTATAGTTGGGCAACTGCTCAAGAAATCTGCGACCGGTATGACAATTGTTTTTTATTTGAACGTGAAGAGGATTTATTAAACACTTTTTTAGATCTTATTGATGACGCTGATATACTGAGTGGGTGGAACTCAGAAGGCTTTGATATTCCATACATGGTCATGCGTATAACCAGAGTATTAAACAAAGACGATACACGTAGATTTTGTCTATGGGGGCAACTGCCTAAACAGCGAACATTTGAACGATTTGGTGCCGAAAATCTAACCTTCGACCTTATCGGCAGAGTGCATATGGATTACATGCAACTGTATCGCAAATACACATATGAAGAACGTCATAGTTACAGTTTGGATGCGATTGGCGAATATGAGCTGGACGAGCGCAAGACACAATATGAAGGCACACTAGATCAATTATATAACAAAGACTTTCCCAAGTTCATTGACTACAACAGACAAGATACCATGCTTGTAGCCAAACTAGACAAGAAATTGCGTTTCTTGGATCTAGCCAATGAACTAGCACATGATAATACAGTATTACTCCCAACAACAATGGGAGCAGTGGCAGTAACTGAGCAGGCAATTATCAATGAAGCACATCAACGAGGTATGGTAGTACCTAACAGGAAAGGAAGAGATGACCAAGGAGACACGCAAGCGGCAGGTGCCTATGTTGCTTTCCCCAAGAAAGGCATGCACGACTGGATCGGAGCTATCGACATCAACAGTCTGTACCCGTCAGCAATCCGCGCTCTTAACATGGCACAAGAGTCGATTGTTGGACAGCTCCGGCCGATAATGACCGACAGGTATATTCAAGAGAAAATAGCTGCAGGTAGTAGTTTTGCAGATGCATGGGAAAACATGTTTGGCAGTCTCGAGTATACCGCGGTAATGAATGCAGAAGTTGGCACAGAAATTACCATTGATTGGGAAGCCGGTGGCAGTGATGTTATGAGTGCTGCCGATATATGGCGTATGATCTTTGACAGCAACCAACCCTGGATGCTTAGTGCCAATGGAACTATCTTTAGTTATGAACAGAAAGCTATTGTACCAGGACTACTAGAGAGATGGTATGCCGAACGTAAAGAACTCCAGGCAAAGAAAAAAGAAGCGACAACTGATGAAGATCGTGCATTCTGGGATAAGCGCCAGTTGGTCAAAAAAATTAACCTTAACAGTTTATACGGAGCAATCCTTAATCCGGGTTGTAGATTTTTCGACAAAAGGATTGGTCAGAGCACTACGCTCACTGGACGGATCATCGCTAGGCACATGGATGCCTATATCAATGAGGTCATCACGGGCAAGTACGATCATGTGGGTGAAGCTATCATCTATGGAGACACTGATAGTTGTTACTTTACAGCTTGGCCTGCAATTAAGGACGAAGTTGCGGCCGGCCGAATGGAATGGAATAAAGACATTTGTGTACAACTGTATGACTCAATTGCCGATCAAGTCAATGCTAGCTTCTCAGGATTTATGGAACGAGCGTGTCATGTGCCCAGAAGCATGGGTGATCTTATCCGGGGAGGACGCGAACTTGTGGCTTCAAAAGGATTGTTCATAAAGAAAAAACGTTATGCGGTTCTCATATATGATCTAGAAAACAATAGACTGGACACACACGGCAAGCCCGGTAAAGTAAAAGCCATGGGTCTAGATCTAAAGAGATCAGATACACCTAAGGTGGTACAAGACTTCCTAAGCGAATTACTAACTGATGTTCTTACAGGTGCAGCACCAAATCATGTTTACGATAAGGTGAGAGAATTTAAATTGGCCTTCCAAGACCGACCAGCCTGGGAAAAAGGTACTCCAAAGCGTGTAAACAATCTTACCAAATACACAAAAGAAGAAGAACGATTAGGTCGTGCTAACATGCCTGGTCATGTACGAGCTGCAATGAACTGGAATAATCTAAGAAGAATGTACAGTGACAACTATTCGATGGCAATAGTCGATGGCATGAAAACAATTGTTTGTAAGCTTAAAGACAATCCATTGGGATATACATCAGTTGGCTATCCCACCGATGAAAGTCACTTGCCCAATTGGTTTAAGGAACTTCCGTTTGACGATGCAGAAATGGAAGGTACTATCGTGGATCAAAAAGTGGAAAACTTGCTAGGAGTACTAGAATGGGATATTCCATCACACACTGATATTAAAACTACTTTTGATAGTTTGTTTTCTTTTACATAAATATATACCTACATTATGGTTGTTCGATGAAACTTTTTGAATTAGTTTCTTTGCGTAATTCTTTACAAGAATCATTAGATATATTGTCAATTAAGAATACAGTGAATGAAAACACTGTAAGGCTCAATACAATAGCTAATGCAGCAGACGAATATTTTAGAAATAAAATTGAAAATGTTGCTA